CCACACCGGCAGGTACATCGGCAGTGATATAGAACTTGATGCAGGCCGTATCCAGCAGCAGTGGGTTACCATCTGCACGGAAGCCTTCGTCGACACTACCACTAAACCGTTTCTTCCCTGAAGAAGTCAGGCGTTTCCCCAACTGGCGATCCGAGTAATCAGCCAATTGACGCAGGCTGGCACTCATGTCTTCTTTATCGCCGTGGTAGAAAATCTCCATGCGTTCCAGTTTCCCAGTAAAGCAGGAAGTCGGTGCTTGAGAGCCCATGACTTTCAGGGTTTCCAAACTCTCCTCATCGAAGAGCTTGTTATCCGAAGTGATAGCATCTTCGATTATACATAGGATATCGCCCTCGGTTAGATCCGCACCTGGCTTAACCATACGGTGAATGTGCTGTTTGAAGTCCACCACTACCGTTTTGATCTTCGTCATTTTGGTGCGAAGCAGCTCTGCAGTCTCTTTCGAAATTGCCGAGGAGTCTTCCAATGTTACCGGTGCTTCCATCAGAACTACGTTGGTCAGTACACCTGCTTTCATTACCACATTGCTGGGGTTAAGCAGATCCTTCTCAAAGAAGCCATCATTGAAAGCCAGTACATCACCAGCTTTAAACTTCTCACCAACTTGCAGCCCTGTAACTACGGAGTGCGGAATAGTCAGACCACCAGCAGCACCATAGCGACGACCCAGTTCGATACCCTTACGAGTACCGTCAGCATATTCAACGATAATCCCTTCATCGGAGATGGAGATCACTTTACCGTCTTGACGTGCTGTAGTACAGAACAGATCACCAGTACGATGACCAATCACTTGTTCATACCCAGTACGCACTGCTGCTTGAGTGTAACCTGCACATGGCACAACGTGCCGCTGTTGAATGCCGATAAAATTGCCTATTGTCCACTTGATCCGTTGTGCAATGCACGCTCTATCAAGCCGGTGCGCTTCCTGGCACCCGCCCACGGCTTTCCCGTGGGAGCAGACTATATCTTCTTCCCTTAGGAAGCTTCCTGTTTCGCTTTAAAGGCTTTCGCCTACCACTTGGCGCTACGAGCCGACGCTCTAGTCGTTGAACCTTTCCCATGCCTTTCGGTTTAGGGACTTGGCTGCTATAGGAGTCCTTAGGACTCACGGTTACCCAATCCGCTTCGTTTTTAGACCATCGCGCCCATCCTTTCGGATCACGTTGTGGTGAAGCAGCTCTAAGGGACTTCCAGCAATTAAAGAAGTTATTCGACTATTTTTTCAAATAGAAGGGGCAATTTGTATAATTGAAAGTATTCGAGTATCGATGTTTGAAAAAGACAATACTTCGTCTTTGTATTTAACCTGCGTTCCGTCATCAAACATTTTCTGCCCCCGATGTTTTAATCGGTAGTTCAAGGTGGTTGCCAGCATACCGAGAGCATCAGCGCATTCTTTAGCACTAGAGTACTCGGTAATGGACCCCGTTTTATTGTCCTTGACCAAAACAGGTTTAACGCGCAACGTATTTAAGATAGCGAACACTTTACAACAATACAAAAACATTTACCCGTTTAGGATCGTCTCGATCAGACCCAGGTGAGAGTAGTGCCGAAGTGGACAACAGAGAAGATGTTTCAATCTCCGATGGATCTTGTGGTTGACTTACACCACGAATAGACGTAAAGGTCGGGTTAGCAGAAGTGTAGATGTTAATTGCCACATCACCACTATCCACAGTCGATTCAGAAATCGTACCCATCTCGTTTTTATGGTAAATACGAGTACTCTTAGTCATGGAGCGACCAGAGCGACCACCTACACCACTATAGGTTACGGCTTCCACTTCTTTAAGGTTCTGTACCGGGTTGATATCCTCTACTAGCGATACCGATGGATCCTGACTAATTGTCCGCCATACTGCGTGCGGGTTCAGTTCGATGGATTGGCGCGCGCGGTCTGAGCGACTGTTGTGAGATTTAACAGCAGTCACCAGTTCGCGATAGGCGATGCCAGCGAGTCGTTCGTAACCTTTGATGCGCATGTACTGCGGATCCATTTCTTCCGGATGGTAATCCAGCAGCAACAGTTCCGAGGCCCGGATCAATAGGCCACGCCAGTCAGTGGGTTCTTTCATGTCCACCAACAGTTCAAACGTAATTGGATCAACGAACAGCTTATCGACGATATCGAGTTCGCGCAGCTGACGAACACCACCGCCTTTGATACTTTCCACCACGTTCAGGTAAACGCCAGGCTTATTGAATTCATGAGCACTGAAGTGACGCGTTGCCTCTTCCATGTCATAGAACCCACCCATCACCATAGCGGCTACACCATCTTCCCGACTAAAGATGTGGGTTTCATCAGCAAAGACTACCGGGAACTCTTCCGGTGCCAATTGCAAACGTTGCCCTGCCGGAACGACACGTGGTTGTACTTTCAGGATCTGACAAAGTTTGTCGTAGCCGTAGTAGTACGCCAGAATAATGCCAATTGGTAGCTTTTTACCAGAGACTTTCATCTCGGCAAATTCCACCGGTCGCTTAGCCAATATGAGCCCAGCCTGTTCTTCAAACGACGGCAATTCTGAAACGATACCATTCGAAACCGAATACAGCCCGCCCAACTTGTCCATCAGCATCTTATCGCCGTTCTTATTAATAGCGACGACGATAGTGCCATCCTTCTCATGTTCCTTCAGGAACTCAGCACCAAACAAAGTTTCCCTTGCCGTGTGATCCAGCATCCAAGTCCAGCCATTGATGGTGACCGAACGGAAAGCTTGCGCTAGGACACTGTACAGACGCGGTGCTTTGAACTTGTTATCGAACACATTGCTTGGATGGATGTCCACCACATTGGTGTTCTGTGCGTCCAGGCCAGCCGCCATCAGAGCGTTGTTAATCCATGTCGTGTAGTTGGCCGTCCGCTTATCAGACCGTTTGATAAACATCTTACCATAGTAGCTAGTCAACGCTACAGTGTCAGTATTCGTTTTACGAATGGGTAGCATCCCCATTCAAAATGGACCATATCACCACCCTACATTCTTTGCAGAATAATCGGGCGCCTACCGTTTCGGGGTTGATTCACATCAATGCCCTACTCTACTTGCTTTAATCGTTTTAGAAACGACCACCACATTGGATAATGGTGTCATTACCCCCGTCGCCGGGGTGTAGCTTTCGATGGCCTCTGAACACACCCCATATCCCTTAGGACTTAGAGGCTTCGTTGCGTCGGTTATGTCTCTCAAGGACGTTTTCACCATGCCTGTTTGGAACATTACCCTACAGGTATTACACTGTATTTCTACGTGTAAGTGGTAGACCATGAGATTATAGACGTTTTCCCGCAGTTAGGTAGGTTTTCTTGTACCGTATTACTACGGTACGGGGACCGTTATGGTCAAGGCTACTTATTTAAAAAGATTTGAATAGGACTTTAAAGCCCTCAACTACTTTTTTGATCTCAATCTCTAGCTTGCGAATTGGTACATTGCTTGGTATGTTGAAGTGCTTGTATACATCTAAGATCGATGAGAAAGCCGTAGCCTTGTCGTTGACAGCACACCAAACTTTATACTTCTTCCGGAGCCGAGAAACCAACGTATTTTCTACAGAACCATCGCTCAAGTTCAGGTATGTGAGTACGATCAAATCACCGCCATGTTGTTTGACAAGTAATTTTTTCTTTTTGTCTCTTTCCTGAACCTTAACAAAAGCATTGTGACCACCGAATATGTCCACGGGCTTGTAATGCTGCTGTCCGTTGAACTCGATGTAAATATTGAGTTCAGGTAGATAGAAATCAAATCTGAAAAGATACGGTTTAATCCGATATTCTCGGATGTAGTTGATGCCGTATTTCTTCAAGAAAATTTCAACAGCCTTTTCGCCCTTTGATTCTTGGCAGAGTTGGCAACCATTACCCGAACTGGTGTGGGTGTTTGGTTTCTGCCAGAAAGAACCATGTTTTGGACAAACGATTTCAACTTTGTGTTTGTTGCCATGGTAAACGACTTTACTATAGTCGTAACTATCACCATGGATTTGACGAGCATTTCTGATAAACTCTTCCGTAGATAGCTTATTTTCTTCCAAGAAACATTTCTTACACTTACAGCCAGCTAAATGCGATGCTGCTCTTTGGGTGAAGTCACCATGTTTTGGACAAGTGATCGTAACTTTAGAGGCATTAGTAACATACTCGACTTTACTATAATCGTACTTATCTCCATGCGCTATACGTGCTTTGGAGATAAAATCAGCAAGTGATAATCTATCGGCGCCGCTCGAGCAGTTAGGGCAACCACTGCCTTTTTCAGCGTGGTCGTAAACGCTTTGCCAGAATGATCCATGTACCGGACAACCGATTTCCATCTTGTCGGTTGCATTGCCTACAGTAACTTTACTGTAGTCGTACTTGTTGTTGTGGATCTTTTTAGCCTTTTCGAGTTGCTTCTGGTTTCTTATCTGTCGAGGTATTTCATAGTCGCATTTAGGACATCCATGTTTGAAAATGAAGTGTTGTGGCGGACTTGTTACAAAGTCCCCGTGAGCAGGACATGTTATCGTCACATCAACTTCTTTTCTCACATATTTGGTTTTAAGATATCTAAACTTATCACCAAACTTGGATCTGGATCTCTGAATGAATTCTTCAGTTGTAAGTGCTCTATTGTTGTCGGATTTGATACGACCACATTCAGGACAACCGCACCCAGTGTAGTGTGCTGTTGCTTTCTGTGAAAACATGCCGTGTAAAAGACATGTTATCTGGATCCTATCCGTAGTGACAAATGTTTCTGGTATGAGATCGTAGTTGTATGTTTCTTGGTTTGCTGGAAACCGTGAAAACAGTCTGTTTAAATAAGTAGCCTTGTCCATTTTCTTCACCCCATGCTAACTTCACATAGGATAAGGAATTTTAATCCCCTCTTTGTTTACGGATACGATATTTCACGCCATTGGCACGGTAGGTGCCGTCTTCCTGCACTGCTGGTAGACGGAATCGAACAGTGGAGGGCGTACCAATTACTGGATTCAGTCGGATCACGACATCATCGTAACTACCAGTAACATCCTCAACTCGCTCAACGTTGTAGTCGGTAACGGCAATACCTGCCTTTTGCAAGTTTACCACCATACCAGCCACATCACGATGCAGCACTTTAGTGACGTAATGTTCATCGAAGGTCAATAGTGACGACTTCAGCATCGATTTATCAGGAACAGTGTTAATGTCCTTAATCATCGGTGTCTGATTAATAACGGTCAGTTCTTTAGGAATGGTGATGTATTCCGCCAGAGACACTTCAGCACCGTTATAGTCCGTTACTTTGATCTTCTTGTAGGATTCAGCTAGCGCCTGATACCGTTTGTATTCTGCTGCTGACAAAGAACCTTCGTCTGCCAAACGATCAAGTACGGCAATCACACCTTGCTCAGGTGTCTTGATTGCCGACTCTTCCATAACGACATCAAGCTTTTGTGCTGTAACAGAAGCCGTCATTTCAGTGAGCTTCTTCAGCTCAGCCTCAATCGACTCCTCATCCAGCCCTTTCTTCTCGACGTCCTCAGCCGAATCCTGCTGTTGATCTTTAAGTGAGATCTGGTTCACTACCGTGGTGGTAGTGGTACCGTCCGTGGAATCCACAGACACGTGGCCAGTTTCAACACGCTCATGTAGATCCTGTACCAGATCAGTAGCATCTTGCGCGATCTCTTCCGGGTGAGTAGCTACAGTGCCTAGTTCAAATACGCGGATAAAGAACTTCATCAGACGAATTTGAATGTCACGTGGATCCAGACCTTTCTGAATGATCGGGACATATTTCGGTTCCGGATCAGGAATAGGCAGGTCTTCGTCCTCTAGCCACATTGGAATAGCTAGGTGCTCACCGTTAGGTGTTTTACGCCAGCTATCCAGTACACCCAGATTCAATACCGTCCAGTACATGCCATTGCGGAAGATCAAGTTGATTTTGTCGTAGTGACCCGTCAACAAAGTGATCATGCTGTCATGGCGATTCTTACCCAGCCATTTCCAGAGTTCCGCTACCATAAAGCCTTGCGGTCCCGGTACCCGACGAATCAGGCTAGCACCCAGTGCTTCCATACCCACGGCCAAGGTATCGTTCTCAAACTTAATCACTGCTGATTTGTTTTCGAACAAGACTTCGTGGTTCTCGGTGGCAATCCGATAGAAGGTATTGTCAGACAAACCGAAAGACTGACCACTTAGGTAGTCTTCCATCCCCAATGCTTCTTTGGTGGACAGTTCTTCTGGCGAAATGACATTGCTGCCAGTCGACTCCATCATGCGCAGCGTGCCGATATCCGGTAGACGCGCTGGTAGAGTCATCTCCAAGAAGATATTGCGGTCCGTCTGGGTACAGAGTTTGGCAATGGTGGTCAACGTAGTGTGAAAACCGTTATACCACTTATTGTACTCGGTATAGATGTTGCGGATGTATTTGTAACGCCGCTGCATCAAAGCCATATTGACAACATAAGGTACCAGAGGATCTCGTACGGCTTGTTCGAAGCCACGCGAACGACGATACTTCTTATTCTGAATATGGTACTTACGGATGACGTTTTCAATCATCGCGTTGTTAGGGCGAGGATTCCCGTTCAGTGCCGACAGTTTGATGATGTGTGCCATCATCACCGGACGAGTCACTCGTTTCAAGTAGAGGTCGTCCAAACCCGGCCCGTCCTCCACTTCACTGGAGGGCTGATAAATGTACACGCTTTCACGTGGCAACATCAACCTGTCCAGTTTAGTGAAAACAGGATTCTGTAGATGCTCTACTTTTCTAACGCCAAAGCGTCGGAAAAAGTCAGCGTAGATCAACATTGCTGATTACTCCACAGTGAGGTTATGGAAAATAAGGGCCAAGGTAGAAACGTCAATACTAGCCAGTGGTCTGCCGTCTGTACCGATATAGGCTTTCTTACTTGCCATGAATGCACGATTCTCCTCCACTGCGTCATCAGAGTAGACACATGGACCAGAGGCGGTGTCGCCGTCAAAGTCAGCGTCTAGCAGAGCCAGTCGAGACGAGTGAGGGATCATGCTGTTAACAAAGGCTTCGCCAACGATAGGGAATTGATGAGCAATGAACTCATCGTTTTGCGGACCCCAATCGTCATCCAGTTCGCGTAGTGCTTTGGCCTTCACCGTTGTCCGTAGGTAAACCAAGGACGGGTAGATAGAACCAGCACCCGTTACGGGGTAGCGTGTCAGCAACAACGGATACTTACCAACTACTCGGTAGAGGGAGATATACACCAACTCAGCCAAGGTAATTGGGAAGACATTCTTACGATCAAAGCCATCAGGCAAATCTTCGATATCGTAGAACACCTTAAAATAAGCATCGTCTTTATAAACAAGCGCTAAGTAACGACCATTGATTTCAACGGGACGATGTCGAGCACTCTCGTTAGCCAAAGTACTGATGACTTTCTCAATACCTTCATCAGAACCCCAGTAGTCAAAGATCTCAGGCTTGACCCAGACTTCTTCACGGCGTAGTGTTTTCTTGTCAATCAGATATACTGGTCGATCAATCGTAACAAACACGTCATGAAGAATACCATTGCGCATGTGGAATTGCGTAACCGGCAGCAAGTTCTTAGCTGCTTGGTAGATACCGATCTGCGTATGGTTAAAGCCTACTTCACCAGGACCATTGAGTTCTTTGGCATCGTTAAGCATTGCCGTAATTACGTTACGGGTACCGTTATACGTAGCACGAGTAGCCCACTTACCCATCAACAGCTTGTGCTTACCTTCAACGAGCTTTTCAATGTAGTTGTAAAGATCATTAAAAGTGCACTGCAAATTGTAGCGAGCACGGTTAATGGCACTGGGGCTCAACTTAACGGCCATATCGGCAATGGCGTTAGAGGTCGATAGCAGGCGCTTATAGAAACCGTTAATGTCCACTTCCCGAATACGACCATTCTCGTATTCCAGATCACGATAGCCAGCTGGCATAACGACAATCTTGGAAGTCAACGCCACATCACGATAACGTTCAATCAGCTTGATGGTCTGATCACGCGAAACAGTATCGGTGTCTTGGATATTGATGTCTTTCCAATGCGAGATAAAGAAATCAAAACCTGTTTCACCTTCTAGCGGACTAGCCCGTTCAAAGTCACGAGTATCGGGATTCCATTTAGCGTACTCGTTACCACTCATGATCTCTTGGTAAAGAGTCCGCATGCGAATCAAGCGGCGATAGATGATGGGATGGAAAATCTCTACTTTAATATCGATGTAAGAGAAAGCCATCTTGCGACGCTTATCACCTACCTTACCGAAGATTTCTGTAGAGTAAAGACCATCAGGATGGAAATTATTGGTAGCCCCTTCTGTGATGTCCAGAGAGCGAACGGGTCGCAAATTCCGAAGCTTATCAGGCGAAAGTACCAATAGCGTAATATTAAAAGGAATGTCGAGGCGGTTCATTGCTAAACCCTATGAACGTAATTGTATACCAGTTTCAATTTATACGGGAGCCAAGACAACATGGCTAAGCAAAAGAAACTTCAAATTGATGACCTGGGTGCTGATGATCTTGATTTTGACATGGGCGATTTCGATTTCGATCTTAACCCTGAAAAAGATAATCGTAATCCCGCTATGCGTGCTGCATCTGCAGCATTGCTTAGCATCAAAGGTGGTGTCAGCGAACCTAGCTTTATAGCAAAACTAGTCAAGAATGCCTTGCCGTCAGAGTTCGGCACAGCACTCGATATGACTGATCAGGCAGCTAGCGGTCTTCGGGATCTATACAATACCGCTGCTACTGAACTTAAGCCGGTTGTGCGTGATGTAAAGCGCACCACTGAAAAGCTAATGTCGGTAGTTGGCGATAAGCTTCCGGGCCCAGTGACAAAGCGTCTAACGGAGTGGAGTCGCAGCGAAACTGTAAACTCTTATAAGAAGTTTGATGCTCAGGAAAGTATGATCAATACGACCCTGGCACAGATCTTCAAGACGCAACAAGAAGTAGAACAGCTCCGGGAAAACGAACACCGTGTAAACGATGCTGTTCGGGATACCATTGAGCTGGGTCGGTTTAAAGCCAACTTCTCTCAACTGAATGAAATTCGGATGGGGGTAACAGCGCTTACGGCATACCAACAAAATATTGGTGCTAACTTCCAACGTAAGTCATTGGAACTGCAGTACCGTCAGTATTTTGTTTTGGCTGAATTGTTGGCCAACACTAAGAACAATAATGAACGCATGCGCGATGAGATGAAGGCACTTATCGAGAATACTGATAAGCCTGAGTTCATTAAGCAAGAAAATCCAGAGTACCTGAAAATTGCACGTCGCAATCAATTCATGGGTACGATTAAGAAAAGCCTATTCGGTCGTGATGGCGATTTCATTAAGAACCTTACTGACGATCTAGTAAAGCGTGGTAAGGAAAAGCTGGGTGAGTTTAAGAACACTGCCTTTGACATGATCGGTGCGGCCGACATGGGTCTTGACCAATACAAGATGGCACAAGATCTGGGTATGGATCAAGATGTTGACCCATATGCCGTCGGTGGTTCCATGGGCGGGATGCTGTTGTTGGACCGTTATGGTCCTAAGTTCTCTGCATGGGTAAAGAAGAAGCTGGAAGATAACCCCCAAATCATGAAGGGGGCAAATAAAACAGCTTACATCGCAGCTAACCTGCCACGTCTACTCAAAGAGTACGCTACATCTGAAACCAAAGACCCACTCAGCTGGAAGGGTAAGATCTTGGGTGGTGCTAAAGAAATCTTGGCAGCACAATTTGGTCGCTCCAGTAAGATGCAGGTGGACTCAGCAGAGACACTACAAGAAGGTAGTATCTTCACGCGTCAATCGAATCGTACTTTGAATGAAGTGATCCCTGGCTATCTTGCTAGGATCTTCCGTGAGCTGCAGGTGATGCGTACGGGTAACGATAAGATTGATCTAACTACCTTTGACCACGATGCTGGTCGGTTCAGTAAGTCGGCTGATATGAAGTCATCGATCATCGGCGGCATGTTTGGTTCATCGCAACGGCAACGTTTGGATGACCAACGTGATAACTTGATCAGCATGATTGACCCGAACGGCAAAAAGCTGTCAAAAGAAGATCGGGAAGAATTGTTCCGTTTCCTGCTTCGGGACAATATGGACCTGAACCAGATGAGTCGGGAACGTCTGTCCAATAAGAGTACCTTTAAGGGCATGGACGCTAAGCAGGCTGAGAAGTTTGCTACCGTCTTTAGCGAACACTTTAGTGACGACGACAGCGGCAAGAAACAGCTGGACTTTAGTATACAGGCTAACTCAATTGGCGATGGCTTGACTGTCGACTATGAACGTATTCAAAACCTAATTAACTTGGGCTATGGTTCGTTCCTGGTGGATGCAGGACTCATTGATTCTGAAGGTAGTGTCAATGAGAAGGCCATCTTACAGATGTATCTGGATGGCGAAAAAGAGTACGCAGGTGATTACGGTCTTCCTGGGTCGCGAGGTATGGGCGGTAATGTACGCACTACTGTCACGAATGACATCGTGAGTCACGTGATCATGAATGGTCCGCGCGGTAAACAGAAAAGTCGTCGCAAAGTCAAGATGAATCGTGGTGCTAATCGCCATACACCTAAGACTGCTGGCGCCGATGCGGTTAATTCATTTGTTCCGCAAACACAAGCATCTCCAGTAGCGCCTCCACCCAGCGCTCCAGTATTGTACGCTGCCGGCGGTGCTAGCAGCGTCCAAAGCGATGCTCGTAACTTTAAAGACAATAACTGCGAATGCTTCGATGACATTGTTAAAGCTATTGAAAAGAATAGTGTCAAAGAAGAGACCATGCAAATCCGCGATATGATCGGTGCGATTGGCATGATGTTGAATCGTGGTATCCGTACGTATACTGCCGGTGAAGCGGGTGGTGTAGGTGAGGAAGACATTCCTTGGTATGATCAGACGTTGTCTCAATTGTTCCGCAGTGGCGTACGTGGCGGTGCACGAGCAATGGGTAAAGCATTCCAGTGGGTGGGTAAGAAACGTCAACAAGTTACTGAGCTGGCTAAAGATGCACTTGGTGCAGCTGGCGCATTAGGCAAGCAAGGTCTCGAGAAAGCAGTCAAGTTTGGTAAGTTCCTGCGTAAGCGTGGGGCTGATATCATGATTGAAGGTCGTATGTCGGCAATCATGACTGCTGACATGATTCGGAATGGCGAATATATCGACGTCAATACTGGCAAGATTATTAAAGACATTACCGATATCACTGGCGAGGTGCGTAACCGGGCCGGTGAGATTATCATGACGGCAGAACAAGCCAAACGGGCCTATGTTCGTGGGACGATTGGTGTTAAGCTGCTTCGTGGTTTGACCAAGTTGAAAGACGCTGCCGGTGAAATGGCAGATCGCGTTAGGGGCGGTGCAGGTATCGCACTGAGTATCGCCCGCCATGGCCTGAGTAAGGGTAAGGAATTGCTCTTTGACGCGCTGGATCGTCCGATTGATATTTACGTGAAAGGCGATCTTGAAACCCCAGTAATGACAGCTATTCAGATGCGAGGCGGTAATTATGTCTCGCGGACATCTGGGCGAAAAGTGACTAAACCATCGATGATTGATGGTGTTATTGAAAACCTAGATGGTGAAGTAGTGCTGTCTGAAGAGCAGATCAAGAAAGGTATTGTCGATCGTAATGGTCGGCCTATCCGAACCGGTCTTCCCAAGCTTGCCGAGTTGGTAGGTCGTGGTCTGCTTTACATGGGCGGTAAACTGCGCAATGGCCTGAAACGCATGTCTAATGCCGTGGGTTCTATCTTTGGTGGACTTGGTGATTTCTTTAAAGGTTGGTTTAGTCCTGATGGGATTATCTTCGCTGGCGGTAAGAAAATGCTTAGCGCAGTTGAAGAGATTCGTGACATCCTGAAAGAACGTCTACCTGAGCATCGTAGGATTCGTAAAGGTAGTGTGGAAGATCAGGAAAATCGCCGGAAGGAAAAGAAGGCTGAAGAAGAACGTAAGAGTGGCGATAAGTCGGAGACTGCTAAAACAGGTGGTATCCTCGCTGGTCTGAAAGGGCTCTTTAGTCTCAACAAAGATAAGGAAAAGGATGATGAAGATGAAGAAGATGGTGATAGCAAGTTTTCTATACTTGGCGACGCACTTGACTACCTTGGCGACACGAAAATCGGGCGTGGTGCTAGGAAGCTTGGTCGAGGTGCCAAGGCCGTTGCAAAAGGCGGGCTAAAAGCCGGTAAGTATGCGGGTAAGAGTGTACTTGGCGCTGGTAAGATGGGTGTCAAAGGTGCCGTGGGTGCTGGTAAGATGGGTCTTGGTCTAGCCAGTAAAGTCGGACTGGGTGCAGGGGCAAAACTTCTAGGTGGTGCAGGCGCTGCGTATGGTGCTTACGAAACCTACAATGATATCCGTGAAGGCAATTACGGTGATGCTGTCATTGATGGTGGTTTGACCCTGGCTGGTTTGGGTATGACTGGTCTAACCCTAGGTGGCCTTTCGGCTACCGGTATCATGGGTGGCGTGGCTGCAGGTATTGGCGCAGCATTGAGCGCACCTGTTCTATTAGGTGCGGCTGCCGTAGCTGCAGTTGGCTATGGTGGTTACAAGCTCTATAAGAACTTCTCCAATAAGCTAGGTTTGTTTGACAAACTTCGCTATGCTCAATACGGTTTCCTACCGGATGAGAACGAGTACTATGCTCGTATTCGGAAATTGGAAGATGCTTGTTATGCGTCACTGGATGTGGATGGTGAACGTGCAGCCATTACCGAGAAGAACCTGAAGATTAAGGATATCGCCGATAGCTTTAATGTGGACTTGAATGATGAGAAACAAGTTACTCAATTCATCGACTGGTTCCGTAAACGCTTTAAGCCAGTATTCTTGACTCACGTCACTGCATTGCTGAAGATTAGGCCGGAAGTAAAACTTACTGAAGTTGAAAGTAAGCTAACGCCGACTGAACAACTGAAGTACTTGCAGTTGGTGCGTTTCGGTGAAGGTCCGTACAGCTACCTCGTACCTCCTACTCCTGACATGAAAGAACTCAAGGCCAATGGTAAAACAGTGGAAGCTGTTTACCAAGAAATTCAGGCAGAGCTTAAGAAGCGTCAGGATAAAGAAGGCAAAAAAGAAGTCGGTGCTCCGGCAAGCGCTGCGCCTGCTAAGGCGGCAGCGGCTGGTGCAGCGGCTGGGGCTGCTACGGTAGCAGCTAAGAAACCACCCTTGGCAAATACCACTCTTGCCGACACACTCAATGCCCAAACTGGTAAAGGCAGCAATGACTACAGCACTATTGGTGCAGATGGCTTTAAAGCTACGAGTGCCTTGCTGGTAGTAGCTGGTAGTGCAGAGCCATTGGTCCAAACTGCTAATGGTCGAATTGATGCGCTGACCGCCATTCGTTTCAAAGCGTATGGTCTCATTGAAATGGAAGCCACGAAGATTCAAGCGTTGGCTGCTTTGGAAAATGAGGTACAAAAGTCAGTTAAGCTTAACTCGGCTAAGAAAGCAGAATGGTCTGGTGTAGGTGAAGAAATCGCCATGAAGATGGCGACTAGCTTTGGGGTAGACGTTACCAATAAGGCTAAGTTGGGTATGTGGTCTCGCTGGTTGCAACTGCGTTTCCTGCCTACATATTTGAACTTTGTCACACTCGTATCTTCACTGACCAATAAGTTGGATCCTGTTATCGGCACCAAAGGTATGAAAGCCGAGAATATGGTAAGCGTGGCAATGGGTATCATTGCAACTACCAACGGTCAAGGCACGCCTGTATGGGCAGTGTCGTTTAGTCCATGGCCTGGTTATACCCTTAACAAGACCATCTCGTCGACTGATGAAAACCTAAGCGGTTTGAAAAAGCAGATGAGTTCTGAGACGAAGACCGAAGAGAAGAGTAAGACAGGTAATGCCAAGGACGATCAAAAGTCGAAATTGGAAGGTACCGGTGGGGGTTCGGCTGAAGAGAAGAAAGAGCTGTCTATAATGGACCGCGTCTCGAATGGTCTTAAGTCTGGTTGGGATGCAGTCAAGTCTGGTATTAGTAAAGCCGGTGATATGGTAAGCAATGCCGCTAGTGCAGTTAAAGATGGAGTAACTAGCGCAGGCAAAGCTGTATTGACAGAGTACTCTAATATCACGGCACCAAATGGTGCTGGTGCAGCTGCTATCAAAGCGTTCCTTGAGAATTTCGCACCAAAAACTAAAGGACCGATTAAACCAACTAGAGCTGATAGAAACAATAACCCTGGTAACGTCATCTCTAATAAATGGACAGCCGGGCTACCTGGTTACAAAGGTAGCGACGGTCGTTTTGCTATTTTTGATACACCAGAACATGGCTTCGATGCGCAGGTGAAAGTTCTTACCGGTTACCTTAAAAAGGGTATTAATACACTTCGTACGATTATTTCGAAGTACGCGCCGGCGTTTGAGAACGATACATCAGGTTATATCAATGGTGTTGCTAAAAAGATTGGTATTGGGCCTGATGATTTAGTTAGACCAGAACTGCTGCCTAAAATCGCAGCAGCAATGTCGACTATTGAAGGTTTCCATGGTCTTAATCTAAGACCTGGGTCTGGCGGTGCGGCAGCACCCAAGTCTGCTTCTCAGCCAGCCAAGCCAACGACGCCTCCTGCACAGCAAGCTCAATCGGCTAAGAAAACAGCACCACCTACTTCCCAATTGGTGGAGTCTAAACCACCAGTTGGTGCTGTTCCGGCAGCTACTACTCCGGCAGCTAAACCGCCGGTAGCAGTCGCTCCAGCCAGTACGGCAAGCAAAACACCTGCTAAAGCACCCGCTGTGGCTGCTCCGCCGCCCGCTGCGCCATCTTTGGGTAACTCATCTGACGTTGGCTATGCTCCAGCGACGGCGCCCGTAGCGGCCGTTTCTGCGGCAAAGAGGACTAATGATGGAACTGGCCTTGGTCAAGTGACAGATCTGTTAAGTCAGTCTGTTAATGTACAAACAGCGGCACACAAGACACTTGTGAGTATTCTGAATGTACTGATGAAAGCGACCAATCTGCCATCTGTAGGGGAACAAAAAAGAGGCACCAACACGCCGGTTAATGGCAATGCCAATGAGGCACCGCCAGCAGCGCAAGGTAAGTCGATTAAACGTAACCCACAGACGCTACCTAAAGCACCCGTAGATGTGTCTAAAACGGAATTTTAATGTATAGCCCCAGGGGGAAACCTCTGGGGCCTCTTCTTTAAAGAGGTTTCTATGTCTACTGCAATTGCGCGGGCAATCAGGGACCGGGATTGGGTGAAACGTTCTTTTCTGGTTGCGAATAGAGACTTGGATCCCAAGGATAACAAGTATCGTTTCTTCAGTACAGCCGCAATGAAGTTTACCGATACAACACCCGGCGGCAACTTTGAAATTAACCCACTACCGCAGTTCACTAAGTATTGTGATTTGCCACCCCCAACCAATAGTCGTTTGATTGGCAGTCAGGGTATGGGGCGTTTCTATAGTGAAGTCTTTGATGACAACAGCCAACGTATTCACATGCGTTTTGGCGTACCCCAATTCAATAGCCTGACCACATTCTTCACAGGCTTTTATAACATCAATGCTGGCCGGCTGGCACGGACCGGTCGTTCTCCTGGCCTGGCATTTACCTTGGGTAAGTTGGCTGGCATGGCTGTGCCGTTCTTCTTTCCCCAATTGCTTGTAATTGGTTTAGTAGGTGCCGGTGCTCGCATGGCCTTGGATAAACCTAGTAGTAAGTACTACTTTTTGAAACCTACTATGCCTTTGTATTGGCATGCTGTCCAGACCATGGTTAACAACATCGCCGTAAATACGGGTATTGTGCCACGGTTGTTGGGGGTAGATGCAGCCAAGAAGTTTAACCCCAATTATCAGTTCGGTGGTCCAGAGAGTCCGGAAGCACAAAAACTACACAACCTCCTGCCTGATATTTTTACTAAAGGCGGTACCATCAATGTGTACGCCATGGCTAACCGGGCAGCACGTTTGGCAGAAGCGCAAGAAAAAGTAATGGCTGCGGCTTCTGATACTGATTCGCCACTAGACAGTCTCATCAAGGTATTCTCCCCAACCAACTATGTCTCGGCCAAACCTGCAGATTGGGATCGATACATGCAGTCTTGGATAAATGGGGCGACATTTGGTAAAGATTCAGGACCTGGTTCTAGTCTAGGTGATCTGAAAAAACCAAATGCCGATCTTGATGGTCAAGAAAGCTGGGGTCGGGAAGCAAAAGAAGAGGCAAAGAAGGATCCAGGCTTCTTGGATTTCTTTAAAGCTGAAGCTGATGATGGCTCTGCTTTTGCCACCTTCCGAGTGAACTACACCGGTCCAATGAACGAAAGCTTCACCAATACGGCGGGTGATTCGGAAATTGCCGGCAAGATTAACGGCATGGCCTCTCAAGGTCGTCAGACTAACTTCACATTCGGCGGTGGTAACCTAGGTGATGCTGCAGATGGTCCCCTTGGTGCTGTTATGTCGATCCTAGAAGGGGTCATGGGTACAGCCAAGGATTTCTTGTCCGGTGTTGGTGAAGGTCTTGGTGTTGCTGGTTTGGGTGTTTTGGCTGGCGGTGCGTTTGTTGATATTCCGAAGTATTGGCAAAGTTCCACTGCACAGTTACCCCGTGCTAACTACACCATCAACTTGTCTACTCCGTATAACAATCCGATCTCTCGTCTGATCAACATCCATATCCCATTGTGTATGTTGTTGGCAGGTGCATTGCCATTGTCCACTGGTCGTCAGTCTTACACAAGTCCCTTTTTGTGTGAGATCTATGACAAGGGTCGTTGCCAGACGCGCCTTGGCATGATCGATAGTATCTCTATTACTCGTGGTACAGGTAATACGGGATTTAACGCTGACGGCATGGCAATGGGTGTGGACGTTACCTTCTCGGTGTTGGATTTATCCTCGGTATTGCATATGCCGATCACCGCTGCCTTTAACCATCAGTATACTGATGCATTGGGTTCCCTTGACCCTACAGGGGCGTTGACCACAGCAGGTATGTTGATGGATACTGCCGCTGGCGCAGTTAGTGGTATTGGTAGTCTGTTTGACGATGAGACTGCGTTTAGTGATTACATGGCAGTACTGAGTAGTATGGGCTTGCGTGATCAGACTTATGGCTGGCCTAAGTTCAAACTGCGCATGACTCGCCTAGCAACTCAATGGGAAACTTGGTTGAGTCCCGCCCATTACGCTAGTGTGATGGGTGACGCTATTCCTGGTCGTATGTTGTCATTGCTTTACGCAGGTACTGTTCGTAACTAACGGCATATCGCCAGCAGGGGAAACCCCTGCTGGCTTTATGTCAGGCTGCTAGGTAAAGCGGATTGGTTACACTGTTCTGATTAGCAACATTGTTATTAATAACCGTCATCGGGAACTGCTTGCGCAATTCAGCCAATACCGTAGTTGGTTGGAACATGGTGATAAACCCAAGTAGTCGATCGTCGTCAGTAAAACGTTTAACGTCTTCTGCCATTAGATTCATTGAGCCGTATTTAATCAGCTCTTTAAAATCAGGACTACTGCGAAGCAAAGTACTGATGTCGATCGTGTCGCTACCACCTACCGTACTGCGACACCAGTTCTGATTAACAGAACTGAAAGTACTCAAAGTAGAACTATAACGACTGTTCCTATCGATGGAATCGCTGAAGAAAGGTTTATTGTAGTATTTAGAAATGTCCTCAATTACATTGGGGCAGATCTTCCGTAACTCGTCATTATTCAAAGCCTTGTTAAGATCATTCAAGGCTTCGATGTCACCAGCACTAATTACCGTAGGTAAGGTACCACCAACTACTTGGTTGATTGGGCTATTGGGTCCGAGCAGATTCAGTACCGATGGAATGGAATTAGGTACCCCATTCTTAACACAGGCATTGATCACTGCGCAAGCTTTAGCGGTATCTGCACCGAGGTCAGCTAACTTGAATACTTCGTTGTCGCCAGTATATGTCTTAAGTAGGTTGCCTACCGCATTGACGTTCTTGAAGTTGGTGGTGGAGACACTACGGTACACAGTACCCACCTTAGCCGTCATGGTAGCAACTTCACCAAGCGTCTCAAGCGTACTTGGCTCCAAAGTAACGCCAACAGCATTCAATGCATTACCTAGCGCTTTATTGGCTCCCAGTGCCCTTTCCATGATATTGCCATTACCACTTGTGATAGCACTTGCTACCCCTTTAATGGCACTGACTGCACCAGTTACGGTTTTAACTGTATTACGTACGGAACGAATGGTGCTTGCTGCGCTTTTAACAGCAGCGGATAATGTTTTCAGGCCATTAGAGAAATTATTCTTCAAACTATCGAAGGTGGTTGGCTTAGGCAGGGCATTGCTGATTACATCTTTTTCAGGGCCGTTATAAACATCTTTGGTGGCGAGCTTATCGTCGGCCCCGCCAACCCAAAGGTTGTTTACAAAGTTAGGTACCTTTTCACTATCGGCACTGTTTTTGTTGTTACTCCCGCTACTTAGGAGATTACTCAAGGCATCAGCAGTGGCATTATAAGCAGTGGTTACTGCCATTCGCGCTGAGGCTACTCCAGAGTTAATAGCAGCAGACACTGCGTTCTGTGTGGTACCTACCGAATTGGCGATCGCCTTGGGTGTTTTAGTAGGAAGAATCGACATTTTCTAGTATCTCTCGCAAAAAAAAAAGAGCCCGGTGAGGGGCTCTTTTTCGCTCTGCGAAACAGACACTATTGTGCCTGCTGCAGAAGCTTACCGTAATCAACTTCGGGATACGGCTTGTCGTCCCGAATCAGCTGGATGACTTTCTCCACCAATGGCAGATACCACTGATGGTGTCGTTGGCGTTGAACAATGGCAGACACAACCTTACCACTTTCATCTTTACCGTAATGGATGTAATACATATCCAACGGCAGTTCATTGTCGAGGATCAGTTGCAATCGATCATCAGGCAGTTGGCAAAGCATGATGTAAATGCCTTCACCGATGATCTCTTGGAAGTTCTCGATCTTTTCAGTAGGTTGATTGCCGAAACGGCGACGACCGTAACCTTCATTACTGGTGCGTACCTTGGTATCCTGACAGCCACTACGGATGTAATACCAGAAACCTTCGAGGGAATCAAAGCTACCGAATACAGGGTGGGTGAAGCGGTTGGGTGCTTCCATTGATAACAGTCGACCAACTTCAGTTTGGCCGAACGTTTTCATATTGATGTGGGTGATGCCGTCATTTACTGCGTAAGGGTTGATCGGCAGTTCCGGGTTATTTTGATCTTTGAGTTCCATGGTCAATCCTTCATTCATCTTTATTCTGAGACGCGTCCTGCATCTCGGAGTCTTCCTTCAGTTCGTTAGCGTTGTCTTTGGTGGCGATCTCAGACAAGAAAGTCTCGTCATCATTCCGTGAGAAATGAAGCGTCTTTTCATGGTCTGTTGATTTGCCATCCCAAGTATAGACACGGAAACGAACATCGATACGTGCAATCTGCAAGAAGCGCATGGCTGAGCAGAACACGTTCCAAGTCATCTTCGGTGATGACAGTTGTTTCTGAATGTTGCCACGCACGCTGTTCTTGTCAGGAACGTTAATGGTGACTTCACCCTTACCGCTTTGCTGCATCTTGTTAAACCGGATACGTTCCAGTTTCTTGATGTATTGATTCAGCAAGCTGTACCAGCGCAACTGGCCATTGGTCTTTTCAGCCAAGCCATGCGACCAAGCGATACTAGAAAACATCTTGGCCAAGAACACATCGGCGCCGGAGCGACGGTTCTCTTCGTTCTCCAACCGATGATGGAGCCGTAATATCGGGTTAGACCGCTTACGGTTACGGTCCCGTGTATCATACATAGCGTTTAATCCTCTTCATTGTAGCATTTCATTAACGACACTAATGCCTCTTCCAGCACTACGATATACCGTTGAGTTAGACGCATTGTGTGAATCGACTCAATGGCATCTCCATCCTGATGTTCCAGTAACGCTTTACAAAACTCAAGGTTCGCCGAGACGAACGTTTGAAGGTTTGTTTCTACGCTACTGTCACCCTCAGTGAAGAAGGAGTAGAACACCTGATCTGTGTCAGAGATAAAGCTATCCAACACATTGGCTTCATTCCGAACCAATCCCCCATTGGTTCTAGTTTGTTTGGTGAGATGGCGGATCATGTAAACGTAGTTACCAAAGCTTAGATGAGTTAATCTAGTCTGGTAGAACATCAGTCCTTGTCCATCGACATCGCTTTCGCGTAGCGTGTGAAGAATATCCAGTAGTACCACACAGCGATCAAGAGAAGTCAAGTTAGGTTGAGTATTTATAATTTCAGTACGTTCTTTACGTAAACGTTTCTGCCACCATGCTTCAATTTTGTGCATTAGCTTGGTTATCACGTTTATTTCCGTTTTATTAGGTTGAACATCTTGGATACTGATCACCTAGATGATATATATCTGAGATATTTTTAAGCGAGGTTCACAATGTCGAAAATCAACATCCCAGTGGCACCTGTCGATCTCGAGGACGATGGTGGTATTCTTAATTTTGCTATCGGACAGCGGCTTGGTATTGCTGCCCAGATGGTGCAGGACGCCAATGGCAACTTACCGCAAAGCGAAGAGCGTCTAAACATTTACATGCAGAACTTGAATGGCATCGAAAAGATTGCCTTGTCTCGCATGAAGATCAAGTCTGATGAACGTAACAATCAGACTAGCGCTGAAGCAACGGCAGCCATCGTGGCCGCAGTTCTTAAGAACATCCAACCAAACGATAATCCATACGTGGTTATCGACAACCCACCACAGCGTGAAGCCCCCATGTTACCAGCAGACATCATCGATGTTGAGCCAGTACCAGGTCAAATGGTAATTGGCAATGAGTCGCAAATGGATATCGATACCTTTATGGCATCATTTGAAAAAGACGAGTAGGCGGACATAGAGCTGAGGGGAACCCCCTCAGCTCTTTATGCCTTCGGCATCTTAACTGTCGGATCAGGCAAACTAAAGAAACGAATATCGATCAACTGTAGTGTGACCAATACCGAAGCTACCATTTCCATTGCTTCTAACGGATGTGGCAATTTCTCGCGTTTGATCTGATCAAGTTCATCTTGCGATGGCGGTTCTTTAAAGAAGATTGCTGGGGCCCATAAATAAACCGATGGCATCAGGCGCTTCTTAAAAGCTTCCACATGGTGGTTCCACCAGTTATCGTAGTCATACATAAACAAGCCAATGTAGTTCTCCACACAGAAGTCTGGTGTTAGTTGCTCCATTGGAATGTTTACCAGACGAATACTGTCAGCAAATTGAATCCAGTTACCGATTGCTAAGCAGATCTGATTTTGAGTTTCTTCGTCCAGCTGATAGGGGTAGATATTGATTTCAAGATCTACCTTATCATGATACGGGCGGTCAATTGCTTGACGCCGTAGTTGCTTGACGATTTCTGCTAACCCAGAGATACCTTCAGTTACAGTACTCAGCGCTAACGTTTCTTCGTCGCGACTAGCATAGGCCTTATCGAATTCTTCTTTGGTATAACCCTCGAAGATATCGCAGTTCCGAGTATGGTACTTGCCGCTCTCTAGTACTTTTGCTGCTCGCACCGGGTCAATCTTAGCTAGTGTACCTAGTCGGGTGTCTAAGATGCAATCTAGCATTACCATGATGCGAGCTGAGATATTGTTACCAGTACCCATGATTACATACTCGTTTTAGCACGCTCGAAAGCTTCTTCCAACTGTGCGGTGTTGTAGTACACAATGTAGGCACAGAGCATGAGTAACCAAGTGTTGTTGGTCAAAACGTCTCTGACATCTTCTTGATCCACTGTGAAATTGACAATGTCACGTGGAAGTAGATTTGCCTTAGCATGTACCGAGCAAGCCGCAGCAAGTGTATTGATCAACCGTGGGATGATGATGTCCGAAGTATTCAAATTGGCAACAAACCGAACAGTCATGTCTTCGATGCAATGTCGATACGGCTCTCGCGACATGTAAGTGTCTAGCAAAGTTCGAATGTTCCCTGGTACTAGGAAGTAAGTCAACTTGCTCGTAACGAACATATCAATCAGGAAATGGGAAACCCCTTCCATTTCATCCTTAGTTACCGTACGCAGGATTGCATCCACTGCTTCATTTAGTGCCTCGCGGATGTAATCAATGTCGTCAGTAGTCAAGCGAGAAGTATTTATCGGTTGTTCGTACATCATGCATCCCTTTAGTTAGTCATGTTAGATCAAGCCCTCAGCAGATAAGTGCATAGAGGTAAGAAAAACATGTAACGTCTTAGTTGACTCAACACCAGTAGCGGCCGCCTGAATGGTATCTAGGCGTACACCACCTGTTTTGTTGATACTGTTGTTCATGGCATTGAAGCCACCCAAGTCACCACCTCGATACTTCAGGAGTTCGGCCAGTGTCTTGTCAAGGTTCAGTGCCGCCAGTACCTGTAGTTCTGGATACGAAAGCTTACTGCCTTTTGATGCACCAGTTGGTTGACCAGTGAAATGATCAACGGAATGGTTGTCTTCAGGAATTTGGATCTTCTTAACCAAGTGCTGTGCTTGTCGACGTAGCGGTAGTTTAATGACCAGATATGGAATCGGGGTCATGTAGCCAGGGCGTCCCTCAGTGGGTCCGAACACAATACGTTGGAAAAAATTGTGACCTAGCTCTTCCGCAACTTTGAAGTTACGCTTGATGTCGAGCTTGGGTCCGTGTAGGTTTGGCGCAATGATCGATAGGATCTGCTTACCATCTTTCAGATCGTGCATGAACTGTTCAAACTGAGCATCATTCATGCGCGGGAATACGTTCTTCTCGTAATAGAGGCGATTGTCAGAGCCGGGTAACAGCTTATCAATGTATTCGAGGATAAACTGTTCGGCCTCTTTTCTCTTAGCGGGTGTAGTCATGTTCTGCTACCGTAAGCGAGTGGTTAAGGGTGATGGGTGCGTATACACCCATCATCCATTGTCTGCAGACATATAAGTGGTCCATTGTGGACTTAGAGGCAATACAGCACCATTGTATCAGCGATCTCGCGCTCGAACAGAGTGCTCCATTGTTCCAGCGGACCATCGTCGATCAGGCAGAAGCGCTCACGCGAGGTATCAGCCGAGCAAGCGCCCAGCACCAAACGCAGATGCTGATTCACCAGCTTACGTTGCGATACGTAGGGGAGTTTACTGATCCCAGTTACGTTGATACCGTCTTGCCATTTGGTTGGCTTAATGTGGCCTTTCTTGGCCAGGATGTCGCTAACGACAGAGAACAGGTTGATGTTTTCGTTCATGATGTATCTCGGTATTTCCACATATAGGCTCTTGCCATATTTAAATTTTGATTAACTTGCCAATCGTGTCGAAATAACAAGTAATCGCTGCGGGACGCCATGCATTCTGGGTCGCCAATAGACGACGACGGCCAACTACTTCAATCGGCCATTCTGTCAGAAGTGCCCAAATACCTGAGTCGTATCCATAGACGCTGTTACCTTCAACTACAAAAACAAAATCGTACGGTTTAGGTATTTGAGAATTCATGTATCCAGTTGCCTGGGCCTTGGTCTCATATATTTCAACCGTCAGATCAGGGAGTGAGCCACCACCGTTAACCAGATTTAACATCTGATCAAAACTAGTGGACTGCTCAACTTTAGCCCTCTCCACTGGGGAGATTTTTGTTAAGTAAGATTTGCGTAGTCCAGTTAAAGTAACGGACGTTATGCCCTGCGCAGAGCGCAAAGCATTAGTGTAGGCTGTCCTAGTTACCGAGTTAGGTTTAGCCATTTTCGGTCTGACCGCACTAATGGTTTTTGTGTATGTAAAAGGCTCAGTTACCATTACCGTAAACACATCGCCATCATAACAATCAACAATGTCGCTACCGTTGGCGAAACGCAAAGTAGTAACATTGTTGATTGCTTCAAAACCACCCACTCTTTTACCGTTCCTTAGGATACGTCCACGAACTGTACCTAAGTTAGTCGTTGTGATGTTAAGAGTGAACTGACTAGGAGCCACTATTGTGCTTGAATCATTTACTACATCGGCACCATCAGCTTTCTTTTTAAAGAACAAGAAATCACCAGACTGGATATAGTAAACTAAACGAGCGGTCAGTATATTTCCTAATGAATCCTTAGTGAGTAACTGAACGGTATTTTGTCCTACGTTACTAACTGAGATAGTAGGGAAGTTCACCCTACTATAGAGTGTGGGGTTGGTTATTAGTACTCGACTTTCAGAGCCCCCTGCAGCAATGCTATCGGAATCCTCCATATTGGCATACAGTGGGTGGTCGCCGTAAGTCGCACGTAGAAACCCTACATTCACTGGGGTACGATCGTAGTTGCCACTAAACCATGCGCCAAAACGCGTCACCAGTTTATTAGCACACCCGAAAAACCCATCTTTGTTTGCGATCGCCGCATCGATCGTATTAAAAACAGCACCGTGGTCAGTCACAACAATCAACCCACCGTAAGTTTCGCGATAACTCACTAGGTCATTTACAGCTTGACTACTTAGGTAATTCCAGCCCCCAATAGACCGGGTTGAAAGTAGCATTACTGCATTATACTGCTGTAGCTCACTTAATGTTGGATTTAAGACGCCTGCATAGTCGTTGGCATCTTTGATAACAATGTCAAAATTGCCAGCGGCCGCCAATCTTGTTAGCGTGGTGTAGAAATCAGTATTGGCTGTGCCCTTTACCCAATAGGAGACACCGGAAACTGCGTCTCCTAATACCAGCACTTTTTTCTTAGTGAGGTTGATATTGGGATTACTTACATAGTTAACTGCATTTACAATGTACTTGTGGGCTGCAGATAACTGATCGTAAGTAGCACCGGCTGCTGGACTATACGTGTTGTATAGTTTTGGGAAACCGCCGTCATACACTACTGGTCCCCGACCATCCTCGGATACCGCAATAAACGGATTAGCAGGCGTCAGTGTATCGTAAGCAATGTACTTTGAGATCGTGGGCGGTGCTCCGTTAACAGAGTAAGCCACGGTCTCTGTATTGGCAGAGAAAATAAACGAGAGAATTTGTGACTCGAGGTAATAACCAGGCGCTTTCGACGGGGTAATGCTCAAAGGAGTTGCCATTATAACCCCCTATTAACGGCGATTAAATGACGCAGTAAGTATGTAATCCAACGCGATGGTGTGTTCGTTTTTAATAACTAATCCAGTTGACGTAACTGAGTAAAGAATAACGGCGCCACCATCTACATAAACAGCATTTTCCCCAGTTGATTGCTCGGGATCTTTTACGAGTATAGTGACGATCGGATGATTGGTGAAGTAATCACTGGCACGATTACTCATGAAATCAGAAAAGATAAACGTATCCGATTCATTTACCGCCAAGGTACCTTCAGTTTTAAAAACAAAATCGTCACGATAATCTTTAATAGCAGCTCCATAGTCGTGGATAGCATCTACTAGATTTTGTGTTCTAGTACTAATGACTGACATAGTAAACCCCCAATTATTAAATAGACCGCTGTGACCAAGCATCTTTTTTTTTTCAGATGTCGGTCACAGTATGTCCGCGATTGAACCGCCTATGAAGTGGCGTACTCTTTGTGAAGTTGTTCAGCAATACGAATTACTGCATTGACAGAAGCCCCAACAGGGTAGTTATTAAACTTTGTACCAAGCGCATCCATAGGGTTTTTCTCACGCCCTAATCGCGCAGCAGTGGCGATCTGGGCACGCATGCTATGAATTCCTAACTTTGAATCCATGGTTTGGAAAGACTCTCCCCCAGCCACAGAACACAGTAGTTGATGTTCAGTTGAACTTGGAAGGACGATCGTGGGTATGCCATGCATGGCTATATGACTAGTCAATGAAGGTCCGCCATTACCAACAAACAAATCCATCCTAGGTAATAGGTTGGCCATACTAACTGGATGATTAGTTAGTTTGATTTGTGACGGTTTAAACAATGCGCGCAGTACACCTAGATACCGATCATCAACATTGATGCTACAAATCACATCGGCATTCAGACTAGCCAAAGCAGTAAGTAGCGTACTGGTAGCTTCATTCTTAGCATCGATATGGCAGAAGATCTTCTTATCATCAGAGTCTTTCCACTGCATGATGCTACCAGCACTACGGTGATAAATAGGACCAATGTATTCACGTTTAGTAATTACTGAGAATGGATCAAGATCCTCCCAAGTAGTGTGTACATCGTAATCAGTGAAGATGTCCCGTATATCAATCAACCGGAAAGTACCAGTTGCCGCTAGTGCATCATTGATGTTCTTAAGTAATGTCCGCTCAGCATAATGTAATCGGTCAGGATGGACATCGTCATGTTGCAGATATTTCGGTAGCGGTTCAACCAGTGGTGGCAATGTAAAGCTGCTACCTATATGGAAGTACGGAATTGTTTTTGCACCATACGACATCAGCGCCAAGGCCAAAGTAGGAGAGTGGTCCAAGACAACCACATCGGGTTTGGTCTTCTTGATTAACTGGTGCCATTTACGAATAGCAATCCCTAATGCCTGACTATCCGAAAGTCCTGATTCCAATAGTAGTTCTGCATAAGAACAGGGCGGCTTATTCCTATGTCCCTTAGTGCGAATCTTTGGGGCAAGATGCCACTCTACCGATTCGTCAATAAAACAATGCTCAATAGGCTCTAGTTTCCGAGAGGTGAAGGTCACATGGTGACCATTATTTAACAGGCCGTCGATAACTGCTCCGCAGCGCGAGGCGTATTCGTAGCCTTTACCCAGCTCGGAGGCGATCAATATTCTTGCCATTCTTTTATATCGCTCTAAAACGTTAATAAAAAAGACTACTGTGACTGGGTATCCAATTAAGGACCCAGTCACAGTATGTCTCTCGTCATTTAGCAGTAAAGCTTAAGAATCAGATTCTCGTACTTTAGTTGACTCACCACGGGTAACATGCGTGTGATTGATTTGAATAATCCCTCGCAGATTTGATGCAGTAGTTGGAATTATTGCTATCAGTAGCAATGTGCCTAAGTAATACCAGACATCAGAAAAGATAAACTTGAGTATCTCGAGCATCATTCACTCTCCTTGCGATTTTCCGCACTAAACGATTTACGCATAGCAATGGCATGGTTAATATCATCACTACCCTGCCCCCAGAGATCGATATAAACAGTGCGACCTTTAGTCGTTGCAGCAGTGTAGTCACCATCGCCAATAGCAAGTCCAGCATCGATCAGATCTTCACGACTCGACATCACCGGGATGTTATCGCAATGTACTGGACCACGTTCAACCAAAGCATTCAGAGTACAGAGCATGCCTTCAGTCAGTTGGAAACACGTACCTTCCTCATCATGATAGAAAGCGACAATTCGCTCTCGACTTACTATGGACATGTTAACCTTCCTTACGTGCCTTAGCCTTGCTCAGGTCAATAGCGGCCTTTTGTTCGGCAGTGAACCAGAACGGTACGTATTCACCCAGACGCATTAGCAGAAGATCCCAAGTAGACAAGAACGGCGGCAGACCTTCTTCGTTTTCCAGAGTGGTCCACCAGCCACGGGTCGCCAGAAGAACTTTCCAGTCGTAACCCATTGCTTTCAGATCTTCATACAGTTCTTTCGGCGTACACATTACCGGCTTAGCATCATGCCACAGATACGAGATCTGACACATTTCTGAAGTGATGTTCAGAGCACGACGAAGTTCTTCGTTCTCTTCGATCTTAGCGCGGATAGTGGTGCGCCCCAGCTTTACGTCTGGCAACAGGTTCAATGCATAGCTGATGTTGCTACCTTCAATACCGTAGTTGCCCATTTCTTTGATATGGTGGAATTCGGTCAACGATGGCAGTACACCTTCAGATTGCGAAACGATGATGGTCATGGCCATACCAGATGGACCAGACTTACAACGCAGGTTACGTACCTTCAGCTCGTTCAGGTCGGTATCCAGTTGTAGGTCGTCATCGGCACTGCGCGGATACATCGGCGTTTTGGTCGCTTGGTTGAGGAACGGCTTAGCGTCGTAGCAATGCCAGCACGAATGTGTGATAAAGGTAAACTTGTCAGTAGTGCCCTTGATCTTGTCGCCATTCTTCAGGTGCTTCAGTTTCACGATCGGTACTTGGCCAGCCGGGCCAGCATTCTGCATGGTGGTTTCTTTACCAATGTGTGCGGTCATCATGGCAAAGTTGTAAGCACCACCATTCAAACCAGGCGCATCCATCAGCAGACGTAGCTTAGACAAACCTTGACGCATGTGCATGGTGTTTGCACCGCTATCACCCAGTTCGTTCTTGTTGTTCATCTCCTCCACGTCATCCGTTTGGAATTCAGTGAACGAGTCGATCTGACTGAAGGTCGGCAGAATCATCTTCAGCGGACCAGTCTTTTCACGGTTCCAGAACGGACTGTCTACTTCCCATGCCTTCTGCTTACGCTTGTTCATCAGGAAGTCTTTATGATGCTTGTACCATTCGTTACCAGCATACACGGTGCGATCGGTAATCTTCCAGCGGCCAGTTTCGATCAGATCCTCGCCAGCATATTCAGCAATGCGGTTGTAGAAGTTCTTCAGGTGCCATTCCTGAATGTTAACTTCAGTATCGTAAGTTTCAGCTGCGCATGACTTGTTCATTCGCGACATAGCAGTCAGCGTAAAGAAATGCATCAGCGTCGATTTAAAGTTGTTACCAATACCAACTACACCAACTACGGCAGCATGACCGCCATTCAGGATATGTTCACCACGTGTGCCTGGCAGAAACTTACCAGTAATGATGTCAAATCCTGCCCCCACATTAATGGAAATCTTTACCGGCGGAGCCGCGTTTGTATTTGGGTTAATCAGAAGCATTTTTGATCTTTCTCGTAGTTGTTTCCACACAAGATGTATTACGTTCACAGTATCAGAAAAGGTGGTTTATTTTTATCCATATGACTGGCCGTGTTAACCGATGCATAATCGGACACGTTAACCCATTTCCTTATCATGCTTACTAGGACTACCACATGAATAAAGAACTGTATCTGGCCCACCAAGTGGTGGCCATGGAGGCAGATAATGCACTCATCCCGGCAATGGAGTTGTTTGGTCGTGTAGGCCCTGCTCTGCGTCATGGTTTTAACGACGTGCTGGACAAGCTGAATTCGTTTTTCACACTACAGCGGGCGATTCCGCTATCCAATGAGCACAAGAAAGCACGTGACTCTTTGAGTCGCATGAACTACGCCAGTATCCTGGATGTACCCATGCCAGTCCCGGAAGGCTTCAAAGGTGATCTGGCTGGTTATGCTGACTACCTGAGTTCCTGCCTCGACATCTTGGCCGGTACCAATAAGGCACTGGGTGAAACTGCTAAGGCGCTGGCAGTTGCGGTTTCCAGCCCTGACCAACCGATGGAGTCCATCACTGCTGATTACATCAAGTCGCTTGCAAAGAGCAAAGATGAAGCAGTTAGTGGTGCCGACCAATATCTGGATGCTCATTCCAGTTCGGCTAGCGTTCCGTTCGGTAAGCTGGTGAAGCGTAACAATGATTGGGCAGAAGTGATCACTTCTGCTGATAAGCTGAAACAATCGCTGGCTACGCTGGATAAGAAAGACACTATCACCAAAGCAAATGAAGTTGATCGTTTGCTGGATCGTGTGATTACCCAGCATACCAAGGGCATCCGCAAAGAAGTTGATTCTCAGTGGATCCGCTCTCTGTCGGAAAGCGTCTATCAACTGGCTGTATTGCTGGAGTTCTATTCGGTTACTTATTACCGCGCATTGGCCTACTTGCAATCCGTTGAAGATATCAGCAAAAAGCTGATTGAAATGGGCAAAGAAGACCAATAAAAAAAAGAAGTGACATAAAGCTAGGGGACCCGAAGGCCCCCTAGCTTTTATGCCGTTAGTTGTAAAACCCCTTAAAGAACTGCCAGCAATTCTCGATAAAGGTTTTCTTATTCGAGAACGCCTGAGATCCAACTACGGTCACCTTGCGCATCATGCCGATGATGCATCGCGTGTGGTATTCCAACACTACAGCAGTCAGGTTGCCGCCAGTAACTTCAGCCCGGACCGCAAGCATTGGATATGGAATCGTTTCACCATTCAGCAGGAAGTGGTTATTCTTCCATTCCAGAATGTAGTAACGGCGATCAACGTCGCTCATCGCCTCGACCAAGAGAAAGATGGATTCGGTACAGCGCGATTGTCCAAGACCAGGATCATGGTAGGCGTAAGCCAGAATCTCAAATAGCTGCGGCTTATGGTTGTGTTCAGTAACACAGTTGAACAACCAACGCGAAGCGGTGGTCGGTACAAGTTTTGCAAATTCAGCATTGAACATGGTCATTTCCTTTATCGACAGTTATTAAATCCATTCAGCCGTACGGCAATCCTGAATCAGGGTGGCCTTATATTCTTCCTCTGAGAGGTTGGAGTAGAAGTCATGATAATCGGTCAGCTTGATCCGCTCACCTTTCTCATAAATGGCCTTCCAACGAGCCAGTGTGCCGACAAACACGGTAGCATCGGGCATCATGAGACTGAGCTTCTTGGCATCAGCATCGGCCCGATCGGCAGTAGTCCAGAAGGACACTTCACTATTTCCTTGCCTGACTTTTATTTCAAATACAGGTAGGAGGTAAGTAGGGTTGTCACGTCTCGATAGCTGATAGCTCATTTGCTATTCCTTTTTATCGGTAGATTCAATGTAAGAGAGACCGACCAGCATGAACAGTGCATTCGATGCTTGCTGTGCTTGGATGGCAGCTGCCTTCAGCTCTGTGTATTCAAGCACTGCGCTTTGATCAGTACCAATCAGATCAGAAGCTTGCTTAATAGAACGAATGGCATCTCGCATAAGTGATTCGCTAGAGCGCATCATTTCAACTCCTTTATTTACGTCGACCAATTTGTCGATTGGCAGCCACTTGGCGTTTGTTGAGTTCGCTGTTAGCACGTGCAGTATCGGCATCGCCATAGCAGTGTGCTTTGTACAGGCGGAACGGATCGCGGTCATCGCCCATGAGTACGTACTCATCACCTTCTATGGCCAGTACGCCATAGAGCCCAGTGCCATAGCCATGCCCACTAACGATCTTGACGTACTTCTTAACGTCGTTGTAACCTTCTTTACGCGTAGTCATCTTCATTATCCTCATAGGACTGGCATTTAGCGCAGGTGGTATAACTGATGGCGTACTCGATTCCTTTCTCTTGCGAGAACTCAAGATCAAATTCGTCAAGCAGGGTTTGAAAAACGTCTTCAGTTACTTCTTTGTCCATAGCAACACAGTTACAGACTTTACACAGTTTGCGATGAGTAAACATGATGTATTCCTCTTTGTTAGGAGCGAGGCTTATTCCTCTTAGCTCACCAATGTAATATGGGTCTGAAATTATTTAGGATCAGGCATAACTGTCCGGAGACCGAAGTCCCCGGACAGTTATGCGAAAGTCACATGTTCATTTACAACCACATCGCTAGGAAGAGTGATGTTCTTAGGACAAATCACACAGACCTGAGGATTAGACAGCGCTCCGTATTGATGCGGATCGTGACTCACCATGAACAACTGACTGAAACCCTCTTGATCCAGCAGAGACTTAATCATGTCAGTAGCATTGGACTTATGTGCCTCGTCCATGGTCTTGGCAAACTCATCAAGAGCCAATGGATAACCACCTAATCCCAAGTACTTCATGGCAGTAATACGGTAAGCAAGATTGACTACCTCTTGCATGCCAGCGCTACCTTCACTTACGTCATCTACCGGCTTACGGGTTTTCGACTGAATCATCATCGGAAACTTGTAGTCGATGTCATCCTTCATTTCCGTTTTGATTACCAACGGATACGCCCAGATCTTGCGGATCATGGTGTTCATCTGGCGAATGTACGCATTAATGAACCCCATCAGTCCATCAGCAATCAGACCTTCAGTTGGTGACATGTGTGACACCATCAGTTCCAATAGCTTCTTGTCCTGTTCCAGACCCTCAATCTTTCGAGTGATATCATCAATGATCCCTTGTTGCATATGTGCATTGGTTACCTTTTCAGTTACCATGGACAAAGCAATTTGCGTATCATTGATCTTCTGCCATACTGCGGCATTAAGTTTTGCCAATACCAGTTCAGCTGATGATTGATAACACTCTTGAAGGAGTTGGTCATACTGGACGGCACCACGTTCGATCATACCTAAACGTGCTAAGTGTGCCCGCAGATCTTGCACCGTCTTGTTCGACACCAGTACATAGCCGTTGTACTCGAAGATGAGATTGTGTAGTTTATCAATCCGCTCCTTAAGTTCATCTGCATTGTACGCTTCTGTATCGCGACTAATAGCCACTAAACGATCAATCTCTTTTAGCCGATCAGACAGTACTTCATCTTCCACGGCAAGATTGAGGTCATGTTCAATATCGCTTACTTGAATAGCCAAACGTTTAGGTGCACTGCGAATCTCGTCGATTGGAAACAGTGCCTGCCAAGCGTCACCAAAGTACTGCTGGTTAAGCGTGCGCCCTGCTTGGAACAACCTAATGAACAGATCTGCATAGATACGGTTAGCTTCGATATCTTCACTGAGTGCTGCCACTTTCTTATCGAGCTGGCTCATGATGTCATCGTTGACTATATCCTGCAATTCCTTCTCGTACTGAGCAATCGTGTTGCTAGCATCGCTCAGGCTCCAAGAGTGCTCGCAACTTGGGCACACCACAGTACCGTCACGATGCTGACACTTAGCCTGCTCAATGTAGTTACGTAGTACACTAGCACGGTTGTTGCGATGCTGAATTTCACTACGTACCCCTTCAAGCTGGCTTTCCAGCCGAATCATTACAGGCTTACCATAAGTGCCTTCAGTGTTAAGTGGTAACTGATTCAAGACTTCAACCAGTTCATCTTTCACTTGAGCAAAGTTGGCCTGTGCTGCTGCTGCCGAACCTGATAGATACTGACGGATGCTAGTACGGAAAGCATTCTCCAGATATTGCTTACGTACCGTGATCTCATCATGCTGGATACCAAGAGATTGTAACGTCTCCTGACCACGCTGCATCAGTAGATCGTATTTCTTAGTCAGGTCTTCCAACTCCCGGCTATGTGATTCCACCAGAGCAGTATACTTACTGTACTGTGCCTGATGGTACACGATAGCGTCATCGGTAGTCTGACGATCCAACTTGATACCCTGTTCACCAGATTCCAATGCCCGCATGATGGGTGATAGCTTTTTATTAAGCTGATCCAACTCACCTAACGATTGCTGCAATGCATTAGCCGGTACACTAGTCCCGTTGTTGGGCTTAGAGATGCTGAACAGTTTGTTAAGCAACTCCTGTAGCTCAGACTGTCGTAGCTTCAACTCAGTCAGTTCTTTCTCAGAGACTAGCTTACGGGTTTCTTCTACCAGATACTTCTTCTGTATCTTAATCGCACCAGAAGTGTCACGCAGCCGTTCTTTCAGTTTATTGAACACGGCAATGGCAAAGTCGTAACTTACTTCCGACAGCTTAGTAAACCATTCACGACGACGTGCTGGTGACATCGTAGTAAAGTCTTCCTTGCCTGAGATCAGATCAATGATGTCCTGAGTCAGACCAAACTCTTGCCATACCAGTTCTTTCTGAACCATGCCAGTACCACCTGGGTTCAGTTCTTCGCCATCATCTTTAACAAAGCTGTGACGCATAGAGGAACCGGTCTTGGTCGATGTCAGGCAATATGTATGACCATTTTTAGCAACGACGATACGTTTAAAACCACCGTCGTCAAAATCCGAAGGCTTAGGTGGCATTGGCCATAGCTCAGCTAGCATGGACGATTTGCCACAACCGTTAGTCCCCAAGATTAATTGGAGTCGATCTTTGGGTTTAAAAGTAAAACCCTTTACGTCATTTAGACGCATCCGGTTATACCCAACCAACTCCAATGAAATAATGTACATCTCCGCCGATGGTATCATTTTTGCGGGACTCCCTAATTGTTCTCAAAGTATTGATGCCCGCAGTTAGTTTTTACTCTTAAGGAACGAAGTCATGCAGCAAGTTTCCAAAATGAATGCTGTATCCGTTGGTCATGTGGCCGCTAATAAACCATTGAATTCTGCCAACGTCGAAGTAATCCCCATTGAAGCGATGCCAATCCAAAGTGGTGAACTGGCTGATAACGCCTCAGAATACACCGCTAAGGCCACCGATAAGGATGGGGCAGCCTACGAGGCCTCGGCTGTTATGAAGTCCACTGTGGTGGCTGAATGGATCCCTATTGGGGATTCTAATCGCATGACGCCGCCCGATGTGCGTCGTGGTGAGTTGGTAATGCTCTATCAGTTTGCAGATAGTGACAAGTATTACTGGAACACACTGAAAAATGATCTAAGTTTCCGTAAACTAGAGACGGTGGTATATGCGTTCAGTGCAACTCCCGATGAAAAGGCCAAGCCTAATCATAACAACTGCTACTTCATCGAAGTGTCGACACATAAAGGGCGTATCCATATTCACACCACTCAAGCTAATGGTGAGCCGTATGGGTACGATATTCTTTTGAATACCAAAGAAGGTAACTTCAGTATTACCGATACCATTGGTAACCAGTTCTTAATTGACTCGTCCGAATCACGGATTCTATTAAAGAACGACAAAGGCTCGTTCATCGATCTGGATAAGTTAATCCTTACCATGCAGACAGGTGACCAGATTAACCTTAATACCAAGGTATACACGCTTAAGTCTGAACAGAGCACCGTACAGACTACTACAAGCACACTTACTGCCTCTACCCACAGCGTGACAGCAGAAACCTCAGTGTCAGGCACTCTGTCGCAAGGTGGTGGTAATGGGGCGAAGTTTGCTGGCACTATGGATGTCGTTGGTAGAATCACGGGCGAAGCAGAAATTCATGCTCGTCTGGTTACTGCTGATGAAATCCATGGCGGTCATGTTACTTCGGATTCTTCGATTACCGCACCTAACGTTTAACGTCATAAAGCCAGCAGGGTTTCCCCTGCTGGCGATATGCGGCAATTACGGTTTCTTCGTGTTAAGAATGTAGCGTTCCAGTTGCTCGTTCTTTGCTTTGAGCAAAGCAACTTGTTGCTCCAGTCGAATCCGTGCAGCGCGATCAGTTTCACGATTAGTGATTTTGGCTTGTCGTGCAGCCAGTAGTGCACTATGTGAATCGTAATCGATCAACGCATCAGGACTTAACGTCAGCATGTGAATTGCTGCATTCTCCACCCCGAGCGTACCTAATACCAGATCTTGCATCTGAGTCTTGAGATAACTCAAATCCATCGACTTCGGAATAGCCGACAAGTTAATTGCCAATGCTACCGTAGTGTATGGGATACCACCACCTTTAGGGAAGCTCTTAATGTAAGTGCTGGGGACACGGATGATATCGCCAGATGGTGACATCAATGAAACAATGCAGGCCCCAATAGCTACATCAGCCTGATACCGTTCAGCAGGAATTGCAAAAGGTTCGTCATAGTAACGTTCCTTGGGATTAATTCCCGCTGCGATGATGTCCGACAATTCCCGCACTGCAACACAAGTGTAAGGAACGTCAGTTACCATCAAAGTATCAAACGGCGATTCCAGTGTAAAGATACCAGCCGAATTGATATCCGGTATCATGTTGTTCATGCTTATCTCCTATCGCTATCACACCATATTGGATTTGGCTGTTACCAAGTAATGCACATTGTCATAGTTCGCCACAACGTACAGAATGTCGTCGCGTACCAAACGGGTCATGCCAGCTGGAATGTCGCTGTAACGATCCATCGACTCAGCCACCAATACCATGTTAGAAACCAATTCAGAAAAAGCACGAGTCTTTTCGCTCATGCGGTTAAAGTCTTGGCTGCTAGTAGATACTGCGATGTAGTCCGGGAAGTAATCAGACAGCAAGAACTTGTCGTCACGGTTCTCTTCACTGGAGCAGGCAAAAATATTCAGTGACTTATACGGGAAGTCAAAAGTCGTAGAATGATTAGACCGATGATATGCATTGTAAGACGGAGCATACTGGTCTACCAGTTGTTGCGCGTTTACCAATGTGTTAATCGGCGAATAGATACCGGCCTGGGTAATGCGTTCAGGAATGGCATAGTTAGACCAATCCGGTACCATAGTGAATTCTGTCCGACGGAAAATGTCAGGAAGGATTCGTACCCATTCGTCACGAGTATGCGTGCTGTTAGTCAGAATGTATTTCTGCAGCGCGTCTTTAATCGAGTCGATGTTATTACCGGCTTCACCATATACCAGAACAATCCAAGGTGACGGCACAATACGCGCAGCATTGATTGGATCATGGTAGTCAAACAGATCAGCCCGCATGTAGGTCTCAGGTTTCGAGTCCCGTACGATGGCAGCTTTCTGCAGGGTTTGACTGATGTTGATGTTGGTCAGCAAGGTTTGCACCTCACCGCCGGTTTTAAAGAAGTCGTCGATATTGTCCATCGGGCCCGAGATAGCAATCTCAAATTCGTCGTAGGTATGACGGAAGCTTGTATCCGAAAACCAAATACGAACAAAGGCATCTGTGGGCTTATCGTACCATGACAGCCAAGTAGGTGCCCAGTGGGAACCGTCATTAGCCATTGTGCCAGACAGTAGATCGCGAATATCATCCGGGAAAGCCTGAATGAGTTGCATCACGATCTGGTCAGCGAACAATTCACCCGAAGTAGTAAGGGTGTTATTATACACCCAGTCAATGATCTTGATAACACGTTCTTTCAGATCACTATCAGGCAATACAAACTCACCGCCCTGCTTAGTGAGGAAAGTATTCAGAGTGATATCGGGATGTGCTGCTGAGAAGTATTCTCCGATTTCACGGGAATAGGTCTTGGCGATTGCAGATAGCTCACCGATGGGATTGGTTACGCCCTGTTGGTTATTTACAAAGAGCGAGTGGGCACCAAACCCTTTGAGGACGTAGACATTAGCTGGAGCGGCAGTAGGATTCACGGTAGCCATGGTTTACCTTGGTATCAATGTCAATAAAAAGTAGCGAATAATGCTTGACAATGTAGTTAAGCTCCGCTATACTTAGTCGTACTTAAGAAGAGATCTATAAAATGTTGTGAGAAGGAAGAAGAAAATGACTCTATTGAAATTTTTGTGGCCGTTTATTTGGGAGGTTGTGTTAGGTAAGCAGACGTTTATCGAGGCTGTACAGACCAACAAACGTAAACTTGGTATTTTTTTCCTCATTATTGGCCTAATCTTTACCAATACCTGGACCCTGTCTCGTTTTATTCCAGTGGCTAAAGAATACAGCAGACTTAAAAAAGAATGCACTGCTCCATTTGTGGTTACATCTACTAAGGATACTCAACCTAAGGTGGAATTGCCAAAACACCCACCTAGCCAAGTACCTACTGAAGATAGCAGCGATCAAGCTGTTAAAGACCAATTGATGCAAGCACTAACACACATCAACAGAACGGAGCATTAGTAACATGAAAGGAACGACATGGCTGAGTAGCCTTCTGTGCGTGGCGGCCATCTCGGCCGTTCTTTCATCCTGTACGGTGACAAATTTGAATTACCGTTATAATGGAAGTCAACATCCAACTAATTGGAAGAACGTTGAACGCGCAGAATCTGTCCCGCCAATTAAACAACCAACCGCTAGAAGTATCCAGGAGCCTGCTCCTAAAGTAGCTAAGAAAATCATCGTAAAAGGTACTGGTTGTAAAGGAGTGCCGTTTCCAGAGCTTACTAAATTGCCAGATGTACCACTGCAAGAATT